CCGCGGGCGGCGTAGGATACTACCAATTAGCTTCCGCTCCAGCTGCCACTCCACTAAATGTAGCATACGGCGCAGCGGTTGCTTCCGCTCAAGTTGGCTTTGCTGCCGATGTGACAAGTATAACAGTAGGAACTAGTGGACTAGCTGATGCTAAAGACGCGATCAACACGCTACCACTATATGGTGGTATCCTACCACTAGATGCTGAAACTACGGTGGGAAATGTCTATGCTGATATCGTTGATGGTCGTTTAGCAATGTATGCCACGGGAACTAACGCTGATGGTAGTGTCACGAAATTCACCATTGCTCCTTCAAGTACGGTGGCCACTCTTTCTAGTTTAGGACTCACTACTGGTACATACTCAGCGCCTTCTTTTGTATATGGCACAAACGCCCAACAGCCTCTATGGAGAACTACAGACAATACACCAAGCCCTACAGGCTCAGTATGGATCAAGTCTAACAATGTCAATGCTGGTGTAAGTTTGGCAGTTAGTCAGTACAGCGCCGCTACTGCTTCTTGGACAAATAAGACAGTTCGTATCGCTGATAGTGACTGGGCAGTGAACGCCGCTCTAGACGCTAGTGGTGGTAAGGCAATCGCTTTGAACACAGTATATGCTCAAGCTAGTAACAACTATGGACCAAATTCACCTATTCAATTGTTCAGCCGAGCCGCTAATGGACCAAGTATCTTCGTTGGCTCCACGACTCCGGGCCCATTCGCGAATGGAGCAAAGTTCAATGTAAAAGTCAGTGTACCTGGTAGCGCCACTCTAGATGGTCCATACACTGTGACGATGGTGGGCACTACAGTAAGCGATTTTATCGTTTCATGGACCGATGCGAAGATTCCTTACACGACAGTCGTTGTTGATACTACTGGCTCTATTGTGTTGACTCACACTGAAGGCGGAGTTATCATCCTTGATGATTCAGCAAGTGTTTACGCTGCCGCCCCTCTAGCTAGTCCAGTGGTCGCTGCCGGTTTCTCTGTTTATGACCCAGCAACATTGACTGGTACGCTCGGCGTGAAACTCGGTCCGCTAAAAGGCATTTATCAAACATACGCTGATGTTGTATCAGCGCCTTTGCTTCCTGGCGGCGGTAATGGGGTAGGTCTCCAACTAGACTTGTATACACTAGGAACAGCAGCTTA